CATCTAATGCGGCGCTGAATGAAGTGACTGAGAAACAGGATGAAACAATCAAGCAGCTGGAAAAGAAAATAAAACGTATTGAAGAGATCGGCGCTGAGTCAGGTGACGGACTGGTAGAGAACCAAGTTAATTATGGATTGGTTGACGCGGCAAATGAAGCCGTATTGTTGGCGGAACCGGAAGATCTCGGTCGTGGTATTGAAGCAACTGTTACTATCACCAATCAGAAACCTGGTGTTGATCAACTCGTCGAAGCTTTGGTCGCTGCTAACGCTTCCGCCGAAGAACAAAAATAAACGTTTAACCTAATAACGAGTAAGCAGCTATTTAGTTGCTTACTTTTTGCCATCGTTTTTTAAAATAGGTATTATCATGTCAAAAAATGTAGAAACTATCAGTCAAGAATTTCAGGACGATATTGAAAAGATTTACACAGAAGAAGTAATTTTAAATCACACAAATACTGTCCGTCGTTTGCTGGACAGTTGTTTCCATCACGGTCATATTCCTTTTATCGCCGTCCGCATTCCAAAATCAAATATGGAAATGCAAGTCATGTTTGAACCGATCAAAAACTTTTTCACTCCAAATGGAGTCATCGTTCTTTCGCTGGACCCAAACACATTGCGTGAATACATACAGGGCGATGAAGGTTTCTCAGCATTGTTTGCCTTTAAAGGTAAAACTCACACATTGACTATTCCGTACAAGTATATACTCAATGTATTCTGTCAAGAGATCACTGCGAAAAACAGCATTTCTCGTATTGATATTTACGCGGTCGCAATGGGCTATATTGAATTGGTATACAACGATGAATATCCGAGTATTACAGTCAATACTGAAAAACAAGAAGACGCTAAAACCGAAGAAAAACCGCATGGTGCACATTTACGCATTGTGAAATAAATTCATTCTTTAACGGGAGAAAGTATGAAACAAAGAACAAAGCGTAAACTTATCAACCGTCATTTAGGCAGTATTAATCTTGAACGGAAGACGCCGATTCGCGCAAGTGGTGAGGTAGAGATACATAATTCTGTTATGTGCTCTCATTTGGGCGTCGACGTTTTAAAATACGGCAGCGCCGTAATCCCTAATCCTATTTTAGCCGTTAAGATGAAACCGGAATACGAATTTAAACAAGACAATTCCAAGTCGGTTGGTAAACATTACTTCGGGATCATTTCTTCACAAGAAAGATTCGTGGTGGATAAAATAGACAAGGACAACAGAGAAAAAAATGTTGAAGAGACAACGAAACAAATTCGTGATTCTATCAGATTAAGAGAATTGCAGCGAGGCTTGGCCATTGAGTTGGCTGACAGACACACCATCCCAAAATCTACCGTGTCACATCCAAAAGGTGTTATCGTTCCAGGCGACCCGTTCCTGACTAAGAAATTAGAAGATCCGGATTATGTTCCTTATTGCGGTCCTTGCGTCCCTATGCATCGTCTTCGTCGTGTTGAAGATGGTTTCATGTGTCCTTGTTGCCATAAAAAGCTGAATTACGATCTGACAGTTTTTAATGGTAATATCAACGTCCAGTATAAGGTTGACGATGAACAACAGGAAAAGAAAGAACCTGGTTTATAAATCGTACCACAAAAACTTTGCTACTTCTGTAATGCTTGGTTTTCTCTGGGATGCCCCTTTTATTAATTATCGGGGGCTTCACCGGCACTATCGTGGAGCTGCCAAGAAAATAGAAAGAGAAGTCAAAGATAGAGTGGATAAAATTGAAAGAAAGAAATTAAAAGGAAAAAAGATGTCATCAAAATTATTTTACCCAGTTGTCATTCATCATGATGAAAACAGTTCTTTTGGCGTAACTGTGCCAGACTTCCCAGGTTGTTTCAGTTCTGGTGAAACAATCGAAAAAGCTATTCACAGTGTCAAAGAAGCTTTGTCTTCACATGTGGAAATTCTCCTCGAAGAAGGCTTCCGTACTTTCAGTCAACCAACTCCTATCTTTGAACTGACAAAAAATCCAGATTACAAAGACGGTGTGTTTGCCTTGATAGAATTCGATCCAAACGTTATTCTGTCTAACGAAGGGAAGACATACGAAGAAGGATTAGCTCAAAAATAACATTGAAATTTTAACTACTATCACAAGAGGTATTCAAGAATGAAGCAATATTTAAACATGGTCAAACATGTCAAAGAGAATGGAGTATTTGTTGGTGACCGTACTGGCACAGGAACTCAAAAGGTGTTTGGTTATCAAGCGCGTTTCGATCTCCGCAAAGGTTTCCCTTTATTGACAACCAAGAAAGTTCATCTTCGCAGCATCATTCACGAACTTCTCTGGTTCCTGAATGGCGATACTAACAATCAATACCTGCTCGATAATAACGTGCATATTTGGGATGATTGGGCCTTGGTTGACGATTGTAAATATGAAGTTGAAATGACCAAGGCGGAACGTTGCCAGTTATTTGCTGAGAAACAAGGAATCTCGTCGCATGAAGCCGCTGTTATCCTTACGCAGAAAGATGCCGAATACCGGATCAAAAATCTAGATAGTTCGATTAGTTCACTCGGTGGAAGTTTATACTTAGACTCGATTGGTATCCCCTCAATAAAAACTGTTTACAGAAATAAAAAAGGTGATCTCGGCCCGATTTACGGTGCACAATGGCGCTCATGGAAAACGAAAGATGGTAAAGTTATTGATCAGATTAGCGAGTTGATTACTAACTTGAAAACCAACCCATTCTCCCGCCGACATGTTATCACGGCTTGGAATCCTGATGATCTTCCTGATGAAAGTATTTCACCACAGCAAAATGTGTTGAATGGAAAAGCAGCACTGGCTTCTTGCCACTGTTTGTTCCAGTTCGACGTTGTACCTTTACCGGAAGAAATCGATGGTAAGAAGTATGGCCTGAACTGTCAGTTATATCAAAGGTCATCTGATTTAGCACTCGGCGTTCCGTTCAATATCGCCTCTTATGCACTGCTGACTATGATGGTTGCTAAACAAGTGAACATGATTCCTTTGGACTTTGTTCATACATTCGGTAATCTTCATATCTACAACAACCATCAAGAAGGTCTCGACCTTCAATTATCTCGTACACCATTTGAATTGCCTGTTATGGTAATCGCAGATGATGTTCCTGATATCTCCTCGTATAAACCAGAACACTTTTCTCTGGTTAACTACCTACACCACGACCCGATCAAATTCAAGATCGCTGTGTAACCTGTTTCGATATATCGATATAGACAGAAGAGACTTTTTCTCTTCTGTTTTTTTGTTAGAATAACATTATGCAAGTTATTACTCGTCCGGTTAATTAGTTGGGAGGGTAGTTCCTCCCAACTATGCTGCATATTTTTTTAATAGGAAACATGATGAATATCTTACAACGGATAAAAGACTTAAGTGATGAGATCGAGAAACACAATAAACAATATTACATCTATGATGACCCTCTTATCTCCGATGCAGAATTCGATCAGCTGTTTCGGGAATTAGTCAACTTAGAAAAAGAACATCCAGAATATCGTTCCCCCTATTCTCCTACGTTAAGAGTAGGTGGTGGAGTCCTAGATTCTTTTCAATCACATACACATGCCGTACCCATGCTGTCTATTGATAACGCCATGGATGAAATAGAAGCTGAAAGTTTTGTCAAGAACTTAGCAGCTGAATTAAATACGAGCGAAGAGTTAATTGAATTTTGTTCTGAATACAAGTATGATGGGTTAAGTGTTTCTTTGATCTATCAGAACGGTGTCTTAGAATCTGCCGGTACAAGAGGTGACGGAGATTTAGGTGAAGAGATCATCGAGAACGTTAGAACCATCAAAAATATTCCGCTTCGTTTAAGATCTTCTAATACGAATTTGTGTGTGGGTCGTACCGAAGTTCGCGGTGAAGTCATGATTTCAAAAGAAGATTTTAATCAGATTAACCAACAACGTATTGAGCAAGGTGAAAAACCATTTAAGAATACACGCAACTGCGCTGCCGGTAGCCTTCGCCAGTTAGACAGTTCCGTTACTGCTAAACGAAAGTTAATCTTCATCCCTTATGGTTTCGGTTTGTGTGATGCCAAATTACCTGAGTACCAAAACGAACGACTTCAAGAATTAGGTTGCCTTGGATTTGCAGAAAATGCAAACGAAATTGTTCATGGCGTCTCCGGAGTCAAACAACGTTTTAGAAAGATCGCTGAAGAACGTTCTTCATTGCCGTTCGATATCGATGGTGTTGTTTTTAAATTGAATAATACCAAAGAACAAGATAAGCTTGGTTGGAATTCAAGAACACCAAGATGGGCTATTGCGTATAAGTTTCCTGCGGAAGAAGTTGTTTCTAAAGTGATCTCAATTGATATTCAAATTGGGAGAACAGGTGTGATGACACCAGTAGCCAGATTGACTCCCGTTTTTGTTGGAGGCGTCATCGTATCGAATGTTACTCTTCACAATGTATCCGAGATTGAACGAAAGGATATTCGTGTTGGTGATATCGTAGTAGTAAGAAGGGCGGGTGATGTCGTTCCTGAGATTGTTCGATCACTTGAAAATGAAAGAACAGGAGAAGAGAGAATATTTTCCATGCCAGAACTTTGCCCTATCTGTGGTTCTAAGACTTATAAGGAGAAAGACAAAGCGGCATATCGTTGCAGCGGTAGCTTGGAATGTCCGGCACAAGTGGCAAACAGCCTTGTACATTTTGGTAGCCGAATGGCAATGGATATTGAAGGACTAGCTGAATCAACTGTAAAGAAACTCATGGATGAAGGGTTGGTAGATCATCCAAGTGACTTATTTAATTTGACGGTAGAAGATGTCATGAAACTGCCTGGATTTGATAAGAAATCTTCCAGTAATCTTGTTCAGGCGATTAAAGATGCATGTCAGCCTACACTCCAAAAGTTTATCTTCTCTTTGGGTATTCCTTACGTTGGAAATGGCACATCAAAAAGACTTTGTAATGTTTATTCGACTTGGGATGACATTGCAAAGGCATCTTACGATGACTTGATAAAGATTAAAGATATTGGAGAAGAAACAGCTTCCAGTATTATTAACTTTATTCAAGATGAAGAAAACATGAACGAAATTAATACCATTTTGAATCATGTGAAACCAAGTAATACCATAAGAAATACTTCTGGTAAATTTGATGGAATGATTTTTGTGATTACTGGTACTTTGTCTAAACCGAGGGATCATTTCAAGTCATTGATTGAGAATGATGCTGGAACGGTTACAGACTCAGTCAATAAGAAAACAACTTATTTGCTTGCTGGTGATAATGCTGGATCTAAATCAGTCAAAGCAAAGACACTTGGTATTCCTATCTTGTCTGAATCAGAGTTCATGTCGTTATTGTTTTAAGATAATGTCTATACTTGGAAATGTAATCTATCCAAGTATAGACATATATCATCTAATTGTAATTCCACAAGTGTTGTTATTTTAATTTTTTAAACAAAGGAAATATATCATGTTACATCTGTATTACAATGGTGAAAAATATCGTGCGATGTTTTTGTTCGCTCTTTTAGTTGTCAGTGTTATTCTTTATAACCACGGCATGTATTACACGATGGCAACAGTTTATATCGGTGTGGCAGGTTATTACATCGGTGTGAAAACACAAGGTATGGCGAAGTACATACCTGAGATGTTCAATGGTGAAATCAAAAGCTTTGGCTGGATCGTTGATTCGCAAGACATTCTTGTGCACGTTGTAACAGAATCTGGGTTACTCCATTTCCGCAAGTTCTCTGATGGTAAACAACCATATAACGTTGGTGTCGCTGCTAAAGGTTACGGTAACTTGTATTATGTTATCCCAACCAAGTACGGTCATCGCCAGTTGATCTATTGGTTGCATGACAAAACAAAAGTCCCTATGCATGTCATTGAGAAAAACGTGACTTATGGTTACGTGAATTCTGAAGGGAAGTTTATCAGTAAGCACAAATAAGTAATATCATCAATCTCACTTTAAGGAACAGTATCATGTATTCTAATAACTATTTGAAAATTTCTTCAATGGTTACATTTAACCGTCCCGTCAATCTTGCTTTTGTTGATGAAGTGAGCGAACGTGTATCGTTGCTCCTTTGGGAAAACGTGCACTATATCACACCTGGCATTATAAAAGAAATCATGCCAAAATGTTTGGATAAATTATCAGAGATTGTCCGTCATGATCACCCTGAAATGATTCAGGAACTTGATCAAAAAGAACATTTAAATATCGATTTTGCAGTTCGCAAGCTGGCGCGTAGAGATGCTACGATAGAAATTGATCGCTCTGAATTCAGTTTCTTTCAGACAGGTGAACTTTCGGTGATCTTGAATAACGATAAATTACCTATATTTTTATTCTTCAATACAAGGGATAATACTTCTCATCCGATTATCGCTGCTTTTGAAATGATTTTTAATAATCGTTCAGAATACAATAAAGAAGAGTTTGAGCAATTGCTTAAAGATATTCAACAAGATCAAAAGCGTGCTGTTGTGATTAACGAGAAACTTCCAGGCATTTGTTCTATTATCGGAATTGTAAAAGCATTTGATGATCTCGGTCATGACTTTGAGTTCATCGATTTACTGAAAAAGTATGACAGTAAAATGCAACCAGCATATGAAAATCTGGAAGGCGATTTTGTACCGGTAGCTATTAATTAAACACGATTATGGCATGGGTTCCTTTTGTATTTGATATCGAACTCGATCCCGTTGCTGAATATCGCCAAGCTTCAATTGAAAACCAATTTGATGTTTCACTTGAAGACTTTGTTCGGCAATGTGACGATTTCTTGTCGTATTGTGTTACCGTTTATTTCAATCCAATAGAAATAGGCGAGTATATACAAGAAGTTATTTCTCTGCATTATTCAAGAAGGGAAGGCACACATACACCTTATGGTTGTTTTCTATTAAATTACCTAACCGTCTTCCATGGGAGTTTAAGAAATAGTTTTGACGAATTGGAAATCAAATACGGACGTATTGATATTATCGATACCAAAGATTTGAACGTCTATCGACAATTCTGTCGTGTTGCAATTAAAGTTAGGGACGATAGTATTGCTGGCCGTAACTGGAATAGGAGAATGCTTAGTAAAACATCCAAGATGTATCCTGGCATGTTGTAAGAATCACGTAATGGTTGAGATCGTTACGTGAAGCTTTTTATGCCGACAATGGCGTAATCATAAAAAATGAAGACAAAAGAAACTATGAGAAGACAAATCGTAGTGCATAATAAACCAACTCTTCCTTTTCTTGACGGATTAGGAAACGAAGTTGAGATCAGCCCCATGAAAGATCTTTTTATCGTTCCTGAAGATTGTGATGATTTTCTTCACGGTCAGTTAGTAAAGGGCGATAAGATCATTCGCACGTTCCCTGTCATTGGTTACCATCGATATAGTTGTTATCTGGTTGTGAATGAAATTTCATTTGATCAATTAGATAGAATTAGATTTATCGAGGATAATCAAATAAAAGAATATGTATCAAAATCACTCGCAGGAGTTAGGAAGTATCGTGAGTATGTTGATGCATTGTTACAAAATAATCTTTCTTAAAATGAATCATGAAAACGAATAAAATCATTGTTAAAAGAAAACGTGTTATCCCTTCTATGTTCCTTGATCGCCTCTATGAGCCGACTAAATCTCCAGGGCTATCTTCTACCGCAGAAGTATCTTTAAATCGACTGTGGGCTGTTCCAGACGTTGCCAGCTTCGATGACTGGCGTAAGCTTTCATTCCGTTTGATGATCGGTTTGGAATACTGTAAACATTTCAAAGAAGAAGGCGAAATCGCTATTTACATCAATGAAACACTGCTTGAAGCAAATGCAATTTACGAACGTTTTAAAGCAAAGTGTGGTCTCTTTGCATCCGAAGCTGAGTATGCGATCATGCAGACAGGTTTACAATTGGTTGCTACTATGGAAGATGATTTGTCTCCATCAGAAGTGACCAGCGCTTACCAAATCACCACCATGTATGTTAACCGACATTAAGTAACATGGGTAACGGCATCTACAAATTTACAGGACTCGTCAATTTAGTTAATCGTAATGACAACGCCATTTTACAGCAAATAAAAATCTATAACGAGATCGTTCAACCACCACCATACTGCGATCGGCATATGCTTATTCGTAATACCGCAATAGAAGGCATTATTGCAACGCGGACATTAATTAGATTGAGTGAAAAGGAACCATTCGATATTTTCATTCAAAAGTTATTACAACAAGGTAATATCAGAGTTGAAGTTCAAACAGCAGTGATAGAACCTGTAATTGAAAAAACAAAAGCATAAAAAGGAAACAACAGAAATGACTATATTAGTTGACAGTCAAATTGAGGAATTGTGTTTGGTTGATCCACCGATGATCTACCCGTTTCAACCGAAACAAATCCGGCACGTGATGAAAAACCCTAAGATGGAAGTCTGGTCTATCATCAAAGAGTTGTTTGGTAACTCTTCTTCTCCATTGGAACGCAAAATCATATCACTCGGTTTGTCTTCCATGGGATACGATGTTACTTTAGCGGATGACATTCGTATTTTTACGAATGCTAATGCGTCCATCATTGATCCAAAGAACTTTAAAGATGATTGCCTTGTACAGGGCAAGATTCTGAATGATGGCAATGGTGACTACGTGATTTTACCGCCCAATAGTTATTTATTGGGACATACGGTTGAAACCTTTGTTATCCCCAAAGATATCATGGTGGTGGCATTGGGTAAGTCAACTTACGCTCGTTGTTTCTCCGGCGATACAATGATCCAGCTCGTTAACAATCAAACAATTTCTTTCACGGAAATGATCGAACGTGCAAATAAAGGTGAGCGTTTCTGGGGGTATGGCGTCGATGAAACCGGCGACGTGGTTGTTACTGAACTCATTAACCCACGTATTACTGGCTTTGCGCCGACAGTCAATGTGTCTTTGGATAACGGGGCAGTAGAACGTTGTACTGAAGATCATGAATGGATTGATCGGCAAGGGAAATATGTAAAGGCCATTGATTTGAAAAAAGGGCAATCCCTTCTCCCACTTTATCGTGTTGTATCCCGTGGGTATGAAGCTGTTGTGCAACCGATCAACGGACGTTTTACATCGACGCATTATTTGGCCGATGCATGGAATATTCGGAACAAAGTTTATACCGCTGTTGAAAATACACACCGGCATCACATTGACCACGAACGGCGTAATAACAACCCTACAAACATTTCCAGGATTAATTCGTCTGAACATATTAAGGAACACAATGCAATTAATTGGAGTAATCCGGAATTAGTTGCAAAAATGTCCAAGATTCAAAAAGAAATTTTTGCAGATAAATCGAAAGATCCAGCATGGATGGCTGCATGGATTGAGAAATCAAAAAATGCTGCTTATAGTTTTCACCACGACGATGAGTATTTTGAAGCTCGTGAAAAATGGAAACAAAAGATTCGTGAAAATGGAATCAATATTTCGGACGAAGAAAGGAAGGAACGAGCCGACCGTACAAGAACAACGATGCTTGATCCAAAACGTCGGCAAAAATCAAGAAATGCACTTCTTAATCGTTGGCTTGATAAAGAATTTGCTCGGCAAAAATCGGAACAAGCGGCCCTTTTAAATGTGAGAAAGGATATAACTGAAGATAAGCTGCGTGATGCTTTGGATAAGCATGGGACTATTCATGGTGCAGCCCGTGAATTAAATTGTGATAGAACCGTATTCCGTCGATTTTCAAATGTTATTAAGGAATACAAAAAGAAATGGGATGCCCAACGGATCACAACTGCGGCTATTCTTGATGCTTTGTTCGAAACAAAAACAATTCGCGGCGCTGCACGACTTCTTGGTATTGACCCAATGTATATCCGCCGTCGAAAAGAAGCTCTTTCACTTTTCTTCAACACACCTGTCGCGGATAACCATAAAGTTGTCAGTGTGGAACCATCTGGTATTGAGGAAACGGTATATTGCCTGACCTCGAAAGATACTGGTAATTTTGCACTGGCTTCCGGTGCATTCGTTAAGAATTGTGGCGTCATCGTGAATGTCACTCCAATCGAGCCTGGTTTTGAAGGAAACGTGGTGATTGAAATTTCTAACTCGACACCTTTACCGGTGAAGATTTACATCAACGAAGGTATCGCACAATTCCTGTTCTTCCAATCAAGCGAACCATGTAAGACATCTTACGGTGATCGTAAAGGCAAGTACCAAGGCCAAACAGGTCTTACTTTACCGCGCGTTTAAATAAGTAACATAGGAGTTATACTCAAGATAGCATCCTATGTTACAACCTAAAAATTGATAAAAAAGGAGTCCTTCAATGAATCAAAATTTCACTTTAGTTCAAGTAGTCAGTGATGATGAAACGACTCGCGATGTAGTGGCTGCTGTGGTGAACAGTGCACTGAAAGACCGTGGTTTTACTAATACGATGATCTCTGATGAAAAAGGCGAACCAGCCGCACATCCTTCAGAAGAAAGTTTGTTGTCTCTGGTGACACAGAACAACCCAGAACTATTTGCTGATCCAATTGTGATCATGCCGAAAGCTTCCTCAACAGAAGTACGCACATCAAATGCGGATTTCTTGGCAGCCAAGATGAACGCAGTTATGCAACAAGTCACCGGTGTTTTGGGTTCGCAATCTATCACCGAGGAACAAGACGATGAAACAGATGAAACAGACGCAGAAATCGTTGATGACGAAGCAGTAGAAATTTGATTTAATTTGTAAAATATTATTTATCAAGAAAGAAGAAATCAAATGAAATCCGTTATTGATTCAGTTTTGAGTATTACAGGCAAAAAAGAAGCGGTTAACGCAGTGATCGCTAAGTATGTGCAAGATGGCACTTTGATTTGTCATAGCGTTATTCCCGTCCCTGAAGACGATGCAACATGCGTTGCACAGATCAAAAAACAGAAAGCGAAAATACCAAAGCATCTTGAAAATTCTCCTCCTAATTATAAATGGAGAGTTGCTTTCTGGGGATGCTCCAATGTGTTGGAAACAGAAAACGATAAGAACATTGAAACAACCGAAGTTGGTGATGGCAATGTTTCTGTAAAAATCGAGATCGAGTCTTTCTGGGGAATGCCGGAAGCTGTTTATAAACAGATCCAGGCTAATGAAAAAGATGTCCAGATTGAATGGAGTCTTGGAAGACGGCTTAAACAAAAACCAGCACGCTCAGCTGGAAGTGCCGATAAGTCTTTTATCAATAACTGCAAATCTTTTAACTAAACTGCTAACAGGTTGTGATTAAGTTCACAACCTGTTATGCCGTTCACAAGGAAATATAAAAATGACTGTTATCTATTACGACGGCGCCAGTTTGTCTTCTGATTGTACCGTTATGGTCAAATCTAATGCAAGTCAAATGGTGAAACCTATCCTTGACATCAATCCAAAAGTGAAAGATGTTATCCGTAAATTTAACGATAAAAAATTCAACATTTTGTTATCGGAAAGTTTTTTTGGTATGCCACGTCGTACTACTGGAACAAAAATGGCTATGCATCGACGCACTGTGTATTGCGGTGACGATCGTATATATGCATCTGCTACGACTGGCGATTTGATTGCTAACGAACTCTATAAGTCTTTACCTAAAAACGGTAATTATCTGGATGCGGCTGATGAAATCGTAAAAAAGTTTTCTGAACTCTCTTATGACGAATGTTCTGATGATTTATGCCAAACTTGTACGACGATCGCAGTTGGTGAAAAATACGTACACGTAATCAACATTAAATTACCTTTCTACGACAATGATGGTGAAATAATGCGTTTTCCATATGCGACGCATACCAAGTTCGCAAAATCAACACCGATTTCCACTAACTACGGAACCAGTATTGATTGCAATGATCTCGTTATGAACACAAAAAATCCCATTGATGTCGTAACGTGGATGCATCTTCATCGTGATATTGGCACGTCGTATGATGAATTCGAAGTATGGACTCCCGGAAAGGGTGTGACAAAAATTAAAACAACGGCGGATAAAGCTGATAAAGCATCAGCAACGATACCATTCAGGGTATTGAAATTCATACGACAATATGATAGTATCGTGAAACTGAGTAAGTCCGCTGACACAATGAACACGATGCTAAAAGACCCTGTCTTTGACGTTCTCAAAAGTGACAATTAAAATTACAAATATCTTTTATCAGACAAAAAATGAAAAAATTATATACAACTGATTTATTCGAATCCACATATGGAGAAGAACTTGCTTTTTTACTGAAAAATATCAAGTTTGTAAATGATAAAATAGGTTCGAATGAAAGCGGGATTCGTTGTTACTTTCCTGTATTGATTAGAAATGGTAGTCAATTTGACAAAGAAATGTATGAAAAATATTTCGAAGAAGTTTTTAATACCATGGAAATAAAAGGAGCTGAATTTGATAAGAAAGTAATCTTGTCCGAAAGAGCAATTGATGCCGGAAAAAGATTTATAAAAGATGTTCTTGATCGTTACGAAAATCAACAAAGTCCTTTTTCAGATTTTCTTAAGACGGACGGAATTCTTACTTCCAGAGGTTATAAAAAAGACAAAGCAATAATGATCAGAATCATTTTTGTTGAGATGACATACAGAGGTAAAAAAGGTTTATTTACTTTAATGATCGATATAAAAACAGCTTTCAAAACAACGGATATGACAACAATGACAACCACAAAAAACTTTACTCCGAAAGATACCATTGGTTCTTTTAATTACCAAGATTTTATTTAATCTCTTCGAAAGTAGATTTTTAAATTTGTCTGATTATCTAATGTTGGATAAATTGTCTATCCTTTTTTATATAAAGAGTTAGGAAAAAATATGACTGATATGCAAAAGTTTGTAGGTACAAAACGTGTTTACGCCAAACCAATGAATCGTTTGGAATACTCCACATTACGTGGTTGGGAACTTGCACCTGGTGAAAATGGTGAAGATGAAGGTTACCTGATCGAGTACGTTGATGGTGGTGCTCCTAATCATCCTGAATTTAAAGGGTACATTAGCTGGTCACCGAAAGACGTGTTCGAACGTTCATATTCGGTGGTTCAAACGAAAACCATTATGAAAGTTTGTGGTATCGATTGCCATAAAGGTCGCAATGGTTGTAACAATTATTGTGATAATGAGGCCGTGTCAACCCCACCGTATAAAACATTTGAATTGGTTGGTTTTACTGAAGCCAAGAATGCAATGTTAAGTGGCAAACGTATCACCAAGTTGGCCTGGATACACGCTAATATTTTTATGTACTATGTTCCAGGTGCGCGCTATAAAGCTCAAACTGACATAGCCAAGAAAGTGTGGGGCGAAGACGGCATGGTTCCATACGCGCCTTATATTGCTATTTGTATGTCGGACGGTGTTGTTAACATCTGGCAACCAACGACAACGTTGCTTCTGGAAGATGACTGGATCATCTTGGAAGATTAACCATCCGGAGGGGTTTAAAACCCCTCCTATTTTTTTTTGTTGGAAGAATAACATGCAAGCTATTTATGATCAATTTCAAAAGAATAAAAAGTTTATGAAAAAAGGTGCTTGGGTTGGATTTGATTTAGATGGCACCTTGGCTAATGATGGTAACTGGATCAGTGGATACCATATCGGCGAACCGATTAAACCAATGTTCGATATCATGAAAGAGTATATTGACCAAGGCATAGAAGTACGTATTATGACAGCACGCGTATCTTCATCGGATAAAGAGTACACTGAGAAGGTCACTAAAATTATACAAAGCTTTGTTGAAAAGAATGCGGGCATCAAAGATATTCCTGTCACTTGCAGAAAAGATTTTGGTATGATTCTTTTATATGACGATCGTTGCAGGCAGGTTATTCCGAATACAGGAAAGATTGTTGAGTAATAAGGCGGCATACATGAGAGAGGAGTTAATCACTCCTCTCTCTATGCCGATATCCTAAAATAACACAGTGATATATTACATTGGTGTATAGCAAAAGTTATATATCTTTTAATAAACAAGGAGTATTAAAAATGTCTGAACAAAAAGCAATGCCGTTTTTCCCTCTCTCAATCGATAAAAAAGATGACTTTCCTTTAGCAAAATATGCTATTGGTTGTTACAGCAAAATGTCGTTTACTGTGCAACTCCCGATTCTGAAAGAGAATAAAACAATCATCGAATTAACACCGCATGTAGCCGTCGTCGCGCTATCTTCGGTAGAAGATGTCAGTTATCATAAATCAGCTAACGAACTCCACAAAACTCTTTTATTTAATGGCATGAAACTTTTCCATTGTCTTAACATGGATGTTCCGCAAGTTAATCTGGTTGGTAAAAAAGAAGATATCCGTCATCTTGCACTGTATCTATGTTACCGTGGTGATTTTCCCTCACGTGAGTACGCCGAACAGATTGCTCCAATAATGCTGGAAAGTCTTTTTGAAACGTACCATAAATACACAAATGTGGAAGTGCCAATACGAAAACAGATTGAAATTAAGGAAGAACTCGTCCTTGCTTTTGAGCATGTATGGAAAGAAGAGAAGTTGTATAAAGTCGTTACACGGTATTCCGATAAACGCTTTGTGAAAAATGTTGATTTCAATCTGAAGTTTCTTTCGAAAGTAATTCAGCGCCACGATCATCAAACAGCTGGGATCCACTTTCCCACTTTTTCTATTGCTTATAAATTCAGTTTGACCCGTTCGCATCGAAAGAACAGAAATTATCCAATACGTGATGTTAACTCGAAAGATATTCGGTTGGCAAGTAATGGAACTCCGATCTATGAAACAAAGCATGAGTTATCTATTGATACTGATCCTCACTCTTTTGTTCTACAGGTCACACGACAAATTATTTATGATAATCTGCCATTTCACGATGATCAGAAAACCATGATCAAACAGTTGTTAAAACAGATCAAAGAAGATCCTATTGTGTTAAAGATGTGTGTTGATGCTAATTTCTTTGATCTCGATAAGTTACAACTTCCTGAATTACCGTTGTTTGTAAAGCAGTTAATCAAGGATAAAACAACTGAACTGTTGCAAGATCATTTATTTAAACTGTTATAGACGGATTTCGTTTATAAAGGAATAAAATACATGTTGGAAGATCTTATGCGAGAGAAGAACTCGTTCTTTCCCTCGGTAGTACCTTTCGACATTTTTGACTTTACAGTACGCGGATAAACACCGCGTACTCTTTTTCCCCTTATTTTTTTTTGTATCCTTATTATATGTGAAAGATAAGAGGAGCAATAATCCAACCAAAAAATTCCTTAAGTGAATGACATTATCTGAATGCCTTTTATCTTTCACATTTCATCCTAGTGCAACCAGCAAAGGGTTGCACTTTATGCCGTTATTTTAGAAAAATGTAAACATATATTACCTCTATGTATTAGTTAAATCTACAATTAGAAACAATACCAATCTCTCTTTATAAGGAAATAGCAAAATGTTTATTGAAAAAATAGGACACCTCAAGTTATCCGTACTCAGTGATTTTGTTCAATTAAAAGAAATTGTTTTGAACGATTTCCAAGGCCGTCAATTTGATGAGATGACAGTCAATGCAAAGAATTTTGCTTTCGAAAAACCACTCAAATTCAGCGAAATATTGGGGAAGGATTTAAAGGTTTCTTATATCACTCAAGCTGGTGACTTTAATAAAGAATATGACGAACACCTCTACTATTCTATTTCTCCTGACGGCAAAGTATCACTATTACATACAGTGACGCAAAAAGGAAAATGCATGGCCGCATCTTGTTTTTCACCAGATGTGGTATTATCGACACTGCTTGGAAAAGACGGCGTCGATATCATCTGTACTACTAAACTTCACAAAGTAATCTTCGATTTATTTTGGGAAATAATGGAAGTGATAAAAATGCACATGCAACGCCGAACTTTGCAACGTGTTAGTGCAAAATTCGAAGCGATGCATCAGATTCAGTCCGGTGTCACTATCCATTAAGTAATAAAAATAATAAGAGTAGTTCTTTCTATGAGCTACTCTTTTATCTACAATTTCAAATTAAAAGGTATCACCATGAAAAACACAACAATGTGGCAACAAATCAACATGATCTTGATGGTAACAATTATTCTAGTCTTTGGTGTTTGCCCTATCATTGAACAACCAGCTGAAGCATCAATCCCTACGGCTGAGCAGTCAACCACAGTTCCAGCACTACCACTCAGTCAAGATATCAAAATGAAGCGTTATGCTTCCACACCAGAACAGCTGATCGATGAGGCAATCGCTAATGGCGGTATCCTTGTTCAATGCCATCGTAATAAATGTTACGATACGGCAACATCGCAATTTTATGGTGAGAGCAAAAAAGACGGTTATTACTTACTCTTTCCAAAAACTAATAAGAGCGCTGTTCAGAAACTACAAGAAATATCTGAACAATTGTCGATGTTAGAACAACATCGTTAATTGATAAAAGTACGGCGAAGACTTAGAGTATCCCCTCATCACAAAGGGGATAATAAAGTTCAACCGACAAGAGGAAGTGTTGTATGAAATCAAGAGAAATAATCTTACCATTTGCAACGATCCGGAATATCAAACGTCCGAATATCGTTAATACCATCAAAGAGATTCATGACTTTATTGTGCCTATGCATAATGAAGAACGTAATCGTGCTTACAGTTTGTTTTTTCAAATCAATTTTGATTTTAAGACAGCGAGTAAAACCGATTATACAAAAATGATCGCTATCACTGCGAATGCTGTTGAAGAGTACGTGAAAGAGTATATCAATGATTCTAATCAGAAGTTATTTGTGCATGATCCACCGCACAAGTTTTTTGATTATTCAAAGATCATCACTCCGGTGTTCGAGTATTACTTTCAAGGTAGCTCCAGCATCCGCACAGTCAAGCACGAAGATGGTCGTGTAACGCCTTCTTTTTACATGCGTTTAAAACGTGGCATCACGATTTATGTTTCTCCTGAAATACAACTCGTTCACCAATTGCGCAACTTGTCCGCTATCGGAAGAGTGAATTTACTTGGCCACGATTGCCAGGTGTACATCCGCCGTCCAGGGTTAAACCTGATGAAGCATGTACGTTATGAAACAATACAAGAAACATTCTCAACAACACTAGAAGAGGAGTTCCCTTACCTCTCTAGTACAATACCTCCCAATTTATTTAGACAAGCGAAGATTCAATTCTTCGATCAACCTAAAATGGAAGGTATTGTTCTCTAGGAAACAATATCATGCTTATTGATCTCGAGATGAAAGAAGGTAATATCATCAATGTTACTGAAGGTATTATCTTCTGCTCTTGCCATATCGATGGAAAAATGACGCATGGGTTATCGGCTGAATTACGTCGTATGTATCCCAAGGCGCACAGAAAGTTAGTAACACACGAAGAAAAATTTGGTTTGGAATTAGGCGATGTGGTTTTCCATCATCACAGTAAAGATCTTGTTATCGCTTGCGCAGCGACTTACTATTACCCGAGCGACAATAACCGACTCCTAGTGGTTGATCCACAGCGTGTTGGCGATAGTCTTGTTCAGGTTAATAGCCTCGCTAAGGAAGAAAGCAAAATCGTTCACTTGTCGAAGAAAAGCTTTGATATGTTTAACAATCAATGGCAGTATCTTCGACGGGCTGTGTATGAACATTTAGATCCAGATGTGAAATACATCTTCTGGAATAAACAGGAGAACTTAATTGAGAACTCGCCAACCACGACGTAATAATATTTCTACTAACACTGGAATCATTAATGATCTCATTGATAACGTAGACGGTGATAATGTTGTTCGCCGTTATCATAGTGCAGAAGAATGCGATTTCTTTGGGTTTGGTTTGTACACGTTCGATTCATTCGAGTTGTTCAAACATTACCGAGAGCCTATTCTTAAAGCGTGGGAAGATTTACTAGACTTAATTAACAGTTCGGTCAATGGTAATTCTAGTTATCTCGATATTGATTACAATGATATTCGACGATATACTGACTTCACTTTGGAACAATTGTTTATCGATTTCTTTGATGGTCTTGGTGTATCCAGTTCAACCCATGATTTCAAAAGCGACATTTATGATGAGTTTTATAATCATTTTTGTGATAGCTTTAGTTACCATATGTTTGGAAAACTTGTTTCAGGAAAAACTATCTCCAGAAGAGATCTTTTTTCTGATGGACAAGAGGCCGAACTTTCTTTGGATGTGGAAAATGAAATCATTGATTTTATTGCTGATTCTGAACACCGAGATGATTCTCTTTATCAGATATTCATTTCATTTGCAACAGAGTTTGTTGAGTTGATTACCAACACTCTTCCGGAATACATACTGGAACGCAATGAATGGGTAGCTGCTGCACGGGATGACGAAGATCGATTCTTGCACTTTGCTGTACGTCAAATTTGTAACGGTATTATTCAAATGGAATTAGTAGGTGTTATCTACTATATCCACAAAAAGTAATTTTTATAAGGTTATTTATCATGTTGTTTTTAAATACTTTGCAGAACTTCCATGTGGCTATCGCTAAAAAAGCGATGGTCATATCGGAGATGAATAAATCGTGTATCGATAAAACATTAGTCGATCTTATCGTGGTTCATTCGTCTATCGCAAGGCAAAAGAAAGATATCAGTAAGTTGGAGTTTCTTCATGATTTGATTACTCTTTCTACGCGCCCTGGTTCGATTAACTCTTTGCCTCTGGTAAAGATTATGATCGATACGTGTGCGCGGCGTATCAGCCATTCTAACACGGTTGGTACGATGCAAGCACGTCTTGATTGTGGTACTGTAATCTTTAACGAGATGCGCAGTGAAATACGCCGCAAGATAAAAGAGCAAGCTGAGGTAGAACAGATTAATGCGATTGTGAATGGGTTGAGCAAGAATGACCCAGATATTGACAACGTACTGTTAGAACGGATCACCCATCCGTTCATGAACGGCATGTAGTAGTTATAAGGTACACACGGACTAACCGTGTGTATTTTTTTTTTGTTTTTAATAAAAGACTTGTAATTAGGAAACAACATGAAAAAAGAAGAAACATTCGAATTCGATTTGGAAGTAGAACCAAGTAAAATAAATGAGAAGGTAGAAGAGTCTGACAAGATCATTTTCCATGTTTCCAATCGAAAGCTAAGAGAACCATACCCACTTGGCGTATTCAGTATCTTTAATATTGCTACTGGTGTTAGCGATTACGTATTTATTTCAGTTAACGATATTGAGTTGTTATATCGTACTTGTGGTAAAGAAAATGCTGAAGCGCATGTTCTCGATCTAAAAGGTCACCGTACCACGATCGCTAACATGATCTCCTCGGCATTGATTCAGGAAATCACCGATAACCCACATCTTCGTATTCAACAATACAAAGAAGTCAATAAACCTCAATTGGTAACACATTACGAAGATGAAGATATTGACTACAGTGATCTACGTGATGATCTGGATGAGTTGTTGCGGATAGTGGTATCCTCTTCCACGAAGAATATCTTTAAGTTGAACATGCGAATTGATTATGAAAATTATATCAAGCCAGGTCAACAACAAGGTGTCTATCGTGAAACAAGAAAATTCCATTTGGAAACAGATGGATTAATTTCAAGTTTTGTTTCACCCGGTGAAACAGAAAAGAAAATTGTACCTCTGAACTTTCAGTTAGTTGCATCGACCATGGATGAAAGTCTACACCGAGATGAGTTTTACAACTATCTCAATTTCTATATTGAAGGGGAACATCTGCGTCCACTTTTCTTCACTGAAAAAATCTATTTTTCGATTAAACACAATATCCCTTCATTGAGTGGTGCTCTTACAAGAGAATATTCCGTTGGATTGGTGTCTAGGCTTTGTCAGATGACCTTCAGTCGCGTTGAAACGCAAGAAGATGATGTGTGTTCACCCTTGATCAAAAACATCGCCAAAACGTTTTTAAATGAAGAATCGTTAATACTTCGCGGATAGCGGCATAGAACGAGGTAGGGATAAACCCTACCTCGTATGCCCTTATTTTTTTATGCCGTCAAATCTTTACCATTAAAGATCAAACGTTTTGCCAATAGAGAACAATACTTTGCCCCCATTAACGAACGTTTTGCTTCATCCAGACAGAACTTCTCTGAACGTTTGCATAACAGTTGGATATAACCACCAACTTGTTTAGCAGCTTCAGGGCTAAACCCACGAATACCAGAGTTATCTAATGAACGTTCTATTTCTTGTACAGCAGAAACAAAATCATGGCGATGACGTAAATATTCAGTAACGTTATCCAAATACTTTCTGCCGTCTTTCAATATTTGTTGAATATTGTCAGGTTTGAATGGAATTGTTTTCAAAGTCATTATGTCAACGTAACCACCGATCGTTGATGACGAAGCAAGTGTTTTCTTAACACCGTGTTTAAAACTGGTTTCTTCAATAGGCCAACGACTACCAGCCAAGTCCGCTAACCGACCATAAGTAGTTCCATTAAACTCAACAGGATTGACGATCATTCTCACTCCAACTGAAGAAATCGTCGTATCATTTAATAAAGGTATACCTTGATGAATCCCTGATGGTAACAATTCCATTACGGTTTTCAATCCTTCAATTTTTTTAATCAACGAAGCCAGACTCTTTTCATCAGTAGCTTTGTTTGTTTTTAATAACGATGTCAGTTTCTTTAACTCAATACAAACATCGCCATGATAATCTTTCAAAATGAGTTTAGATAACTCAACATCTTTTTGGAGATTACTGAACAGTGCAGTCTCTTTCAGATTCTGATTATGAAAGAAATACCAAAGATGACGAAGACGTATTGTTGCCGTTTCATCTTTCAAAACAGATTTCTTTTGATGATAGATATTTTCAGCATCATCCATCATTTGGTTATAACGATGGTATAATGTTTCAATGCTACGGAATGCTTCAGTGAAGAAGTAGTACACGTGTTTCATACCGAGAACAGCATTTTGACTAGATAAGTCCCAGTTTTCACGAAGATTTTCTTCCGCTACCACACCAAGTTCAATACCAGGAACACTTTTGATTAGTGTTATATCTGGATTGTCGCCCGATATTTGATTCCCACATTCTTCTATATGGTTGATCAAATCATCTTCTATTTTGTCTGATGATGTTTCATCGAAAGCCTCCATCGATATTGCTTTTCTTAAAAATGAAGCCATTTCTTTTCCTTTGTAGAAGTTATCTGTAAAATAAAGTACTATAACATAAAATGACGGCATATAGTCAGGTGTCGTAATAACACCTGACTATAGATTTTAGAGAACAGTTTCCCAGTAAGGAACTTCTTCTGAGGTCCCTACCGCCCCGCCACCCGGATACTTCCTAGTAATTTCTGCTTTACCAAGGTCATCCAGGATACATCCTTTTGTATGGAAAGGTAATACAAAGTAGCGATCTTCTTCCGGAGTTAAACGATATTGATCTTTACGATGTTTACCACGTTGTATCGTCAAGTAACCACTACCATTGACCACTTCAATATGAATAAAGATTTCAAGATCAACTACTTGATCAATCTGTTTACATCCAGCATAACGACCAGAACCAACTAAACGTTTCACAAACCCAGTAGGATTCAATAACAAGTCGCCTTTGGCTTCGGTTGATAATTGATGCGGTGTAATAAAAGCGATACGTTTAGAAGACGTGTATGCTTTAATACGTTCAAACAAGTTACGGATATCTTCACCAGTTGAATTACCGGTACAGCCCGTTGTAGGTAGTTTTAAAAGGTAATCTACCATGCATACATGAACTTCATAACCTTCTGCATCTTTTTGGATTAAGTAATCCAACAAATCCATATAAGTCCACTTATGCGGATTCACTTCCAACGTGAAGATTGTGTATCCTGTTTGTTGCATGACTTCTGTAACAATCCGTTGCGCTTCAGCAGGATTAATCTCTGACAGATCAGGAATACGACCTTCAGCATTCTGAATAATATTAGAATACAAGTAAGTGTAATTCAAGTTCAGTGTGTCTTCGAAAGAAATCCTGATCATACAAGGTTTCTTATTGGCATCCAGCATAAACGGTTTGTTATACATGGCCAACTGTTTAAACAGAGTCAAACTAAACCCTGTCTTGTAGTTATGTTGCAAAGCGCCAATAATAATTTCTTCACCACGGCGAATGCCACCATCTAACGCGCGGTTCAATCCTTGCCAACCTGTTTTCAATATCAGACTATCGTCACTTTCATTTAAGATATATTGAAAGACATTCTTCACATCTTCTATATCACTCATATTGACAGCAGCGACAATCGCGGGGTCACGCACATCGGAGTTCACACGGTATTCATCAATCGTCATGACAAACTCATCCAAGAATACCTTCATATTCTCAATCTCACCGGATGACAATGACATCTGTGCTGACGCTTTGTTAAAGACTTCTTTTAATTTTTTGTCTCTATGATGACCATTAATGCTTTTACGCAGGTTGATACAGAGAGATTTGATCTTATCTTGTGACAACTCTTTGTCGATACTCGACATAATAGTATCGTATAATCGTTCTTCTTCTTCACAGATAATTTGTAACTGTAAACGAAGTTCATCGATCGAGAAAACATGTGCTGGTGGTTCTTCACACATTTTTAATACAAATTCTTTTAAAGCAGTGATCGTTCCTTTTTCAACACCGACACCAAGATTGATATTAGATGTTTTGATATCGTTAATAGCTTTTCTGACCAGCTTCGCTGAATTGTCTGTTTTATCTGTGATCTGGCTCTCACGGTATAATAAAGCGATACCTGCTGCCAACAAAGATTTGTTATTCATTGTTATTCCCGATTATAAATATTCTTGGTACTTCTGCCCATAAAACATATGAGTAAAGTATTTTTCTAAAAAACAGTAGGAGCATCCACTCATGCGTAGTGCAAACTTATATCGTTATGGCAATACCTTTGATCAACCGGATAATACAGGTATGACAACGGTGAGCATTATACATATCCCTTTCTGGGTATATAATGTTTTCCAACGTAACAATTTACCATTAAAAACAATTTACAATGTGGAAGAGATGCGCCGCTATTTATCTTTAAATGATATAGCACAGATGATGGCGTTAAATAACGAACAAGGTTATGTACTTAATCTATGGCAAGACCTTGATAATATTTATCGGCATGGATTTTCTATTCATCGCCAATCCATCAATATCCCTGGTGTCAAAGATAAAGAACTGGAGGACTGGACTAATACAGCATATCTACTGAAAGAAAAACAAACAGATGAATTGAAAGAACGTCTGATTGCAACAAAAGCTGACAATGTGTATGTTGTAAAAGAAATTATGCCACAGTGTATAGCGATTATCCATAATGGTATGTCTGACAATCCCGGTAAAGCAACGATTGATGCTTTCCGTGTTTATGTGGAGATACTAAAACTATTGTATGTGCATATGCCTAGAGACGCCGTCTCACGGACAAGTGTATATAGAAAGTATTTAAGCGTGTTAGCCAAAACCGTTAACCTGCCTTAAAGCAAGCCCCAAAAGCAAATCTTTTTTTCACCGAATAACCCTTTTAATAAAAGAGGATAATTATGTCACAACGAAAATCGTCGTTTCACCGTCAAGACAAGTCTAATGTTCAGTCGGAGTTCAACAAACTGGTCGGTATGATCAAAAGCCGTCTGGCGCAAGAACCTGTCAATATCCTGCCAGGCAAAAATGTCATGGCTATGGAAAGCATTTCTGACGATGAAGCTGTCCAGCTTTCTAAAGGCGTCTCTGATCTGTCTTCCACGTTGAAAAACGAAGCAATCAAAGCTGGCTACTCTGGTATCGCTCTGGAATCATTCAACTTTGAAGCCGGTGCACAAGCCGCTGTCATTGGTGAAAATCCAAAAAATTTCTTGAATCACGAACACCGCTATACTGAAGCGATGGAATCTCTGAATGACGGCGTGAACTTGGCAGCTAATGGCCGTTCACAGTTGGCTTTCGAAGCTTTCGATGAAACTGAAAACCGTAATCTGCTGGCTTACTCAGTTGTTTACAACATGTTTTCTCATCAAGACGAAGCAGCACAACTGTTCTTCCCTGAGATCGCTATTGGTCCTGACCAAGCTGGTATCGAAGTCAGCATCCGTCTGATGGAAGTCTACAGTGGCGTAAAACGTAGCATCTCTGGTGCGATCAATGACTTCACAGGTAAAAACCTGATCAATGCAGCCATCGATCCAACCATCCTGCATAACGACTCACTGCGTTGTTTCCCTATCTATCGCGCTACTGGCGATGCGAATGACACCACTGTCAACTTCGTTGATCCAGCGCTGGTCGCAGCAACTGACGTTGAATGGGAAGGTAAAACTTACCATACAGCACCACTGGCTGTTGATGCACAGTTCAGTCTGTTGGGTATTTCCCAATCTGACCAAATGCTGGCTAACAACGGTCAAATGGATCATCTGGATGCGTTGGATAGTGGCGTACAACTGCGTGCTGTCTACCTGAAAGTACCAAACGCTGACGGTTCTAAAGTTGACGTTCTTCGTTTCGACACTATGGGTCTGGGTCGTACAACGTTTACTTCTTCCACACAAGGCGGCTACCGTGAAATGACGCTGACTGCTCCATTGGAACGTCTGCGTATCGGTAAAACAACGACTCAAAACAATGCGGGCGCGATGGTTGTACTGAAGCCTGTCGTTGATAACGATCTGACAGTGTACTTCAATGTGAAGATGTCGGGTCAGACAGATCTGGAAACTTCCACTACGGCAGTTAGCCAAACTGGTCCTGTTAATATTGCTCAAGTGATTGACAATACAACAGGCAACGTTTTGGCTGCAACAGATCCAAAAGCTGCACCTCTTTATGCTTTGTTCACAAAAGCATCGATCTTCGGTTACGAATTGGATGCACGTCGTACTAACACGAACTTGCGTGAAATGGATCAACTGTTGCGTACCACGATTCAAACTCGTGTTTACCCAGTTCGTACATTGTCTCCAATTAGTACACAACGTTCACATACACAAGCAGCTAACGGTGACGTTGACGCTTCTGATTTGGCGACACTGTTGTACACAACTCGTCAGCGTGCTTCTTCTGCTGCGGTCGCGAAGATCCTGGAAACAGCTGATCAACTGGACAAATACACTTCGGCCACTAACCCAGGTCCATTGCCACAAGCGTTGGGCATCACTGGTCTGGTTCTGCCGAAAGCGTTTTTCATCAGTGACAAACTGGATGTATCGACTTCGATCAATCTGACGAATTCTGACACATTCCAATCGAACATCCAAGCGGTTCTCGTTAACTGGATGCGCGATGCGGTTTACCGTATGTACACTGAATCTGGTTGGAAGCCTATGGCGGATGCACTGCGTGATGGCAATGCAAAACCACCTACAGTAGCGATCATGACAGATCCACGTATTGCTCGTTACCTGATGGCTGAAGGTGAACTCCGTACCGTTGGTGCAGATTTCAACGTGAAAGTAGCTCACACCTACAACAAAAATGTCTCTGGCAAAATCTTCTTCACATTGATCGAAGAACCTGGTGACGGTCGTACATTTGATCCTCTGTCTTTTGGTAACATGGTGTTCCGTCCAGAACTGACACTGTCTCTGCCAATCAACAAAGGTGGTAGCAACATTAAGCAACTGTTTGTCCAACCATCCTTCCGCCACTATGTCAACCTGCCGATTCTCGGCGTGCTGCAAGTTGACGGTCTGGAAAAACTGGTCAAAGACCGCGTACCTTTCAATTTCAAAACTGTTTAAAGGTAACAGCTAGGGAAGGCAACTTCCCTAGTGTAGTATCTCTCTCACAAAGAGAGATTCGTTGTTGGGGCTGGTGCCACGCTACTCTTGTTAGGGTAGCGTGGCATTTATGCCGTCATCTCTGATTTAATATATATTTTTATAAATATATATCATAATTTCGAACAGGTAATCATGCCTTTGTTCAAGTTGAGATGAAATAGCAGTTATGTCCAACCTCAGTCTTAATAAAATACGTTTGGCAAGTCCGTCGGATGTAATACCGGATAGTCTAGGTCGAAGCCAACACTTCACCATGACGTACGAATATTACAATCACATGCACGATACGATTTATTTACGTGATCGAAGTGGGTTAGTCGTCACACTTGTGAGAGAAAGGAATATCGAAAGTACAAAGAGGAACTTGTATATCAAGATGACCTATCGAATAGCAAATGACAAATATGCCGATATACAAAACCAATTATCTGGGATTGATCAACATAGTGATACATTGCTGAGAGACATCGTAGGAAGGGCAACATTTACAGGGAAGACAACGATGATTACTAATCAACGTGAGTTTTCTATTGTTTATGAAATTACGAAAGAGGACATTGTTCGTAATGGCGGGAATGTATATTGTATCACAACTGACACAGTTGTTGGTTTTGATCGACATACATTACCGTTGCACCCGAGCATGTTATCAGCAACACTAACGAAATCTTTATCGGCTGGTTTACCAATGGATAAGGAATCGTTTTTGATGAACTACACGATAGTCGATAACCTAGGTATATTTGGTGATCGGTATATCAATTGGAATAGCGAGATCTTTCGAGTACCTGCAATCAAGGATCCTGAAAGGGAGAGTGGGTTGTATTTACTCAGAAGTAATGCTTTACATAGTTCAGTTGAGAGATCGTTTATGGAGTCTGCTTACTATACGTTTGAAGAAGCCAAAACGTTTAAATATCTTTATAAGTCATTTGAAGAAGCATTGTTAGATGAATCGACGAAACAACAAGCGAAGATAGAAATCGAAGCAATGAGAACAAAACACGAACAAGAGGTAAAGAAAAACCAACAAGAAATAGAAAAACTAAAACTAAATGCAGATGCATCCGCCGCAGCACATCAAGCTAAGATGGAAGCAATCGAGCAAGACAAGCGTAAACTCGAAGAAGAACGAGAACAAATGCACATTAAAATGGAGTATGACAAACGTCGAATGGATATGGAAATGCGTTCTTATGAAAGAAAAGATCAGTCTGAATTTATCAAGTTTTTACCGGCTATTATTATCGGTATGGGCACTATCTTTATAACAGCAAATAAGTTGTTTAAGTGACCTATAAAAAAACATGATGAAAGGTGACTATGGACGAAATGCTACTGGGGTACAAAAGAAGAGATACGCCAAGATTCAACGACGATATTTGCAATGGGTTAGCATCTAAACATTTGCAAGCAGCTGAGTTGTATATTGACCAGGTGTTTAAATCAATGTCCAAACGTTTCCCAAAAGGTGTCGTTTACCATCGTTATTCTCGTTGCACGTTGAGAGAGGCTTATGCCATAGCAAGCAATGAGGGTGATAAGAAAAGAGAAATGGAGATAGCAAAAAGTGATGTCTACTTAGTTAATTTCCACTTCACTTGTAATGGAAAAGAAATTAAACCGATACCAATGTATTTGCCTTTTGCAAGAGATGGTGGTTTCATCAACTTGCGTGGTAACAACACTAACATTCTACCTGTGTTAGCGGATCGCGTTATCTCCGTTACTTCCAATTCCGTATTCGTTGCACCGATTAGTGACCGGTTAACATTTGTACGGAATGCTGAAAAGATGATTTGTAATGGGTTAATCGAAACAGTACAGATTGTCAATTCAAGAATCTATCACTACAAACCAAAAAGCAAGTTTAAGAATGAGGCCAATGGCAGCGTTCCTACACCTGTGCACTACCTGTTAGCGAAGTACGGCTTTCAAGGAATGTTTCAACGCTATTGCAAGAAAGTTCCTGTCGTACTAACAAGTGAGAGTGATCTCACCTTTTATCCACAAGAAGAATGGTTTGTCTTTAAGTCGGATAATTCCCTCAAAAGAGGTAGTCGTAAAGTAACACTTGGAGCAGATATTGCTTTAGCTGTTCGCAAAGAAGATATTACGCCACTCATGAAGAAACTCATTTGTGGATTTTTGTATATCTCTAAATACTTTCCGAACGATATTGTTCCTGAGTATTTGGAAAGCGAACGTATGTGGCTCGAAACACTGGGCTTGATCTATTGCCGAGATAGTGAACATAAAGGCAAGTTACATGACAGCATGCGTGACCATATTGAGAGCTTCGATTTGTATTTAGATGCGATCACTGATGCAAAGTTAAAGAAGATCGGTATCCATGTAGAAAATATTTACGATCTACTGGCGATCATCATTGAAGAGTTTGATAACTGGTTAATTAATTCCAGTGACAAAATTAGTTCAATGTACAATAAAGAGATTAGTGTGTTGTATTATGCTTTATTCGACATTACTAGCTCCATAGTTAAGATGTGTTATAAGTTCAGTACCATCAGTAAGAAGTTTACTGATGAAGAGAAATCGAGTGACCGTTGGTATGACGAGATATCCAAAATCTTGACGAAGTATTTAGACAAGAACAAGATATTCCAGATTTCCAAAAATAGCAAAGGCATCATTGAGAATATTAGTTCTCCAGGTGACTGTAAAGCTTATAAGGTAACTTCTGCACTTATCCCACAAGAAAGAACCAACCGTAACACCCAACCAGAAAGCCCGGACTCGATTATTAAAGATCCTGCCCGTGTTTTACATAGCAGTATCGTACTTGTTTGTCAGTACGCCGCGTTGACTAAATCAGGCCCGGATGGTCGTAACAAGATTAGCCCGTACCTGCAATTCACCGAGGACAATGTAGTATTAGAAAATCCTGAATTTAAACCACTCTTAGATGACTTGCAACAGAAGCTAAGACGCGTTTAACACAATTTCAATAAAAAGGAAACATCAAAAATGGATATATTAGATACCGAAAGACTAGACTACCTTGGTTTTGATGGTCGCACATTTGACATGCTATTGAATTTAAAAGGTTTAGTGCATGACCCTGATAAAGGTGAGGCAGAGTTTATTGAACTCTGTTTAACTAAGATGGAAGATGCAGCAAAAGAATATGCCGCGCGTCGTGTTAGACACTTGGGCATTCTTTTGTGCAATTACGTGATGCGTGCTTTTGATAATCCGGCATACGAAAAAGATTTCTGTGACTTTGCAAATACTGCATTGTACTTTTACGAGATCGATCAGAAAACAAGTTTGTCAGAACTTGCTGACCGCGTGTTGCTGATGTCATCCGCAAACTACATTAACGAATTCGGTGAACTCGAAGATGTATTTGATTATCGTAATAACCGTAATCTTCAAGATATCGTTCGCACAGCTGGCGATGTTCGTCGCAGTATCAGCAGTGTGATGAATGGTGGTCGTAATAGTCGTAATGACTATGATAACCGTGGCCGTGATAATCGTCGTGGTCCATCTGAAAGAATGAGTGTCGGCGGCTTCGGTACTTCTGGGTTACGTAATAATAACCAAGAAAAACGAGGCGAACGCGGTGGAAGCACTACCACTAATACCAATACTGGTAGTACATGGGGTCGTGCAAGTGACGCACCAGTTGAAAAAGAAGTTGCGGTAAAAGAAGAAGTTGTTGAAGTACCTAAAGACGTTACGTGGAAACGCAGTGATAGTCAGTTGTACTACAAAGCTTATGACCCGGTTATGTTCGTCAGTGGCTTGACAAAGAACCGGTCAGGTGTTGTGGAACAAACGATTAATTTACGTCAATTAGGTGATGAAATGGAATTCGATTATAAAGCTCATTCGCTCAGCCCAGTTTGGAAAGTACATCCAAATCCTGTCATTCGTGTTGATGATGATGGTCGTGGTACAGAAGTAAAGTTCAGTGTTACCAAGGCAGCCCGCTACCAAGCTGATCCTGAACGTTCTACTTTTGATGCATATGTTGTTTCAGATAAAGAATTCTTGGACATCAACTTGAATAACATCGCTTTATCTTCTGTCTTTGCCCGGCATACGTTGCCAACAACGCCAGAAGTGTATCGTCGTTATGGTACATTGGCTACTGTTATCTCTCTTGATGATGGTGAAGTTGGTACTGCTGTTCTTGATCATCTGGCGAATTGCGGTACTTTCTCTGCAATTCAAAAAGTCATGCTTGAAGCGAAGAAGGTTGGTAAGTATCGCATTCGTAATAAGAGTGGTGCCAATGAAGATGTAGAAGTCAGCCAAGCTTTCAGTTACAACCTCAACAAATATTTAACCGAATATATCAATGGTCGGTTGATTAAAACGTTGAGTGTGACCGAAGTCGAGATGAATTCATTCTGCGATGACTGGGAAGAACTCGCAGGATACATCAAAAATCATTACAACGAAGAAACTTTTAATCTGTTCACAGCAAATGAAAAGTTGGATATCGAATCCATCTTTACTGCGCCAGATGAAGAGATGGTCAAAACGTTGAAGTTGACGTATGTTGATGGCGATGATGAAACGGCTTCTACTCCTGATATTACGGTAATCTACGAACACTGTTCTATCACGTTGTTGAACATGTACTACACAGATCTTCGTATTGAACTGGATACAGAAAAAGCAAGTCTTCTGTCCAGTACATATAGCTCGGTGCTGTATAGCGTGGCAAAATCATTGTTCGAAGAACTCAAACAACAGACGCAAAACCGTACGCTCCGTCATTATGTCTATCTTAACGAAGGCGTTATGATTGAATTAACGGAAGGTGATCTGGTTGAGGATAGCTATCTGGCTACTTTGATCAAGTAATTAAATAAGCGGCATACGAGGTGGGATAAAACCCACCTCGTTATATGCCCCTATTTTTTTTTGTTAAAAAATGTTACTCGGCAGGAGGAGTATCACTTTTTGGTTCTTCACTTGTTGGTTCTTTTTCATCAGGATTACCAGACGGTTCTGCTTCTGGTTCAGCATCTTGAGGTGTGTCGTCTAAACCGAAGTCGTCACCAAAACCGCCATCATCATCAGAACGAGAAGAATCACTGCTACTGTCGTTAGAAGATGAACTACCAGTTGTATCACCACCTCCTGTACCATCGAGATCAGCCGCGTCCATTGTTTCATTTAAATGATCCTTTACAGGTTTCATATTAAGTTCGTAACCAACCATCGCACGTGCTAAACCTTCAATATGTTTCTGTTGGATGTCTAACACTTTCATTTTTGGTTCACCATCGCGATTGACTTCAACTAAATCTGCAAGTTCAGGAACAATACCTTGTTTAAACATATAGTTCCGCATCATGACCGATTTCAAGGTTGCTCTCATTTTGGAAGCGCTCTCAGAAATCTTACCAACCTCGGCATCAGTAAACCAGTCATCACTAATGACATAAGCCAATGTTTTATCAAGAAGTTCATCGTATTCCTCGATCATCTTGATATGGTTCTGTGCAGTTGCTGTGTTCGGTGTAGGCAACTCAGCTTTAAAGCTACGCAAGAAGTCATTGATAGCTTCATCAACGATATAACTTCTGAACTGTGATTCATCTTCTTTTGTTTCACGAATCCGAATATACTCGGGATCGTTCTCCAGTTGACAATATTCCACCACACGTTTAAAGTTACTGTTAATCAATTCACGGAACTCATCCATCAAAGGTTGTGTAGCTTCTACGACCTTTTTCAGATGGTCTGTCAATTGCGGGTTCAATACATCTTGGTAGTTCTTAACACGTTTTGAAGTCAGTATGTTGTTCTGAATCAAACTGGTTGCAAACTCAGCTTCGTATGTTGCATCCACACTTTGAGGACTTAAACCAAAACCCATAATAGACTGTTTACGAATACGTTCAGATAAATCACTATCAGGTTTCACGTAATTCGTGTTTGTTTCACTAAATTCAACAGCGACATCTGGAAGTTTAGGATTCCCTTCAAAGCCAATTTCAAAACTTGAACGTTGTATCCAGTCAGCAATATCATTCGGGTTGGATAAACCCAAAGGTAATGTTGGGCTACGAGTTCTTGCGATCTCGGAGATCATCATTTCAATATTCTGACGTGGATTAGGATCAAGTGGATCTAATTTCAGATTCACCTTTGTCCGTCCAATCGAGTTCTTCAATTCAGCATGAACTTCTGCCATATATAAAGCCATACGAATCGAACTCAATACTCGTTGTTGATCCATTAAAGAATGTCCAACACCGTTCGAGTTATAATCGACAGCAATATAGGTAAAAAGCTCGCTAGGAAGGTACAATATCTGCGTACGTGAGTTATTCAAGGAACGTGCCAACATCATGCGGTAGACACGTTCTGATGCGCCTAATTGCATATCCTGTTTATAAACACCATTCTTTAACCTTGATAACAAATCCTTCTCAACAACGGATGTGTATAACTCGACCAACCGTTGTTGATCTTGATAACTGCGACCGTTACTACCTTCGTACTGTGCAGCCGCTTGTTGTATCAAAGCAGAAGAGAAGTTACCACCAGATTGGTTTGCATTTCCTGTTACGCCACCATATCTTTCTAATGAACGGAAGAATTCGTTGTCATCCGTCATGTTCAATGGATGACCATTTTCCAATAGAACAAAGATGCCGACTTGATTTTTATGATTACCAGGAGTATAAACAGGGATCACTGCTTCAGATGGTAACCGCATGACCAGTGGATGGCCGATAGAACGTCGATTCAACTGTCCAGGAATATTAGCGTAAACAACATTCCGTTGAGTACGGTCACCAGGACGATAGACAAGCTTTTTAAACTTCTCATCACTCATCTTATTTTTTTGGTCTTTTTGAGCTTCTGTAGCTAAACCACGTTTCCCAAATGGATTCTTCAAAATGTTTTTGACATTCTGTTTTGCCAGTAAGTTAGTTAAAGAACTCAACTGCATAACTTGATAGTTATCGGTCACCTCAATGTTAGTCTCAAAAACTTGAGAATTATCATTTTTGTAAAGTATCTTATTGGATACGTTAGTGGCCGGTTTGTAATGGTACGGGTTATAAGACTCGTGTGCCATACCAGTGATTTTTTCCTGCTGTGGATCATCCTCTGCACTACCTAATATACCTATCCCACGAATCTGATTGTTGTTATCAAACAGTTCAGTATAAGCTTCTGTTGCATAAGCACGTGCCCCATTTTGAATAATGTCGTCAACGGTACTTTCAGGAAGGACGGCAACAGCAAAACTACCTTTTCTAAAAAGGACATCCATGACGATATCAGGTAACATCGAATTGATTTTATAGTCCGTCTGAAAGAAATCTTTTAAACGGTTAGTCATTTGTGCTGTGATGTCAGTAGGGAGATTAGGGGTATCACCACTGTAATTTAAACTACCTGATGCCATGTCATCTGGAGAAATAATGCAGCTGACTAAAATCTGCGCAGGTAATTCCGTATCTGGTAACATCTTAAAGATGGTATCAGTGTCGTTGATATTCCTTGCTGTTTCAAATGCTTGTCGATGAAAGATATCGGCGCTTGAAGTCAACGTCTCACTTGACGCACCTTGTGCGGAAGTAATAGAATTTCCGTTAGAATTGTGGGTCAATTTTGACATCACAGCTGCAAGTGCGGGATCTCTTCTAACAATCTCCCTGGCATGGACGGTGCCACCGCCAGACATCTCAGCTAAAGAAGCTACAAAATTTTCTTTCATCTTTTTTCCTTCAGGGTTTTATCGTGATAACAAATAATTACTACCAACTGTATATTGCCAGCGTGACTTTGTTAGCTAAAACGATTGTCATTAAATCGGAATATTCAGCGGATGCCATGAATCAATGGGTCAAAGATTATCATCAAATTGACCAGACATACGATGACAAGAGTACGTGGAAATATTACATGAACATTTCAGGCCAGTATCACTTCACTGATGAAATGATGTCTGTTGTCTCATTAGATACGTTGGAGACAATAAATTTTACACGAGACAATCTAGTATTACACAAAGCAACAGCTAAAGCCTATCGATACGGAACCCGACAGTATCAAGCTTTGGTAAAACAGTATCCTAATCAAGAAAAATTGATTCTTGGGATCATTTATCCTGTCGATATCGGAAAAGCGATATCGAGTGAAGATAATCAAATCCTTGGTTATCCACCAGGTTTAGTTGAAGAAAACGAATATACCTTCATTGAAAAGTTGCAAACTTGGATCAATGGTTTCTTTGCGCGTTGGGATGTAAAAGCCTATTCAGTTACGGATAGCTACTACGCACCGACTTTATTGGCAGTCTTTTATATTAACTTAATCACTGCGATTATTAACATACGTCTGGAAGCCTGTAAAACGAATGAGGCACATAGTTTTCATGTCAAGATGTACTTGGCTTCACATAACGGTTTAGATCGTTATATCCCCTTTATGACGTTAAAACAAACATTGTTCTTTTATCGTAATATTCTTTACATAGAAAAGAATAGTGGGCAGTACAACATCTTTGATTGGTTAACACATAACACAATGACAGTCAGGAACTTCCCTTTAGATGAGTACACCATGCGGCATGACTTGACACGTGTTCCTGCCAAGATCTTGCCAGAAGTTTTCTTTAAACGGAAAAATATCAATGGGGTTGCGCGTTATAACGCGGTATCAACAGCAACTGTTGAAGAAATGCTCATGAAACAAGATAAATTAGCGAGAGATAATAAAATCAATCGCCCACTTGTCTTGGATGAAATCACGACACAAATGGAGAATGCCCCTTCTTCAGTATTACAGACGAAGATGCTCGAGTCATCAGTAGAAGACGTTCGACGTATTAATTTAACTTTAGGTGATGTTCTTGTGAATCACTGGGCGTCTCTAAGCGCTAAAGGAGTTTATAAATCGATCAATAATGTCGTTAACCCAAGAACAGGAGAAAATGTTTTACTCGATGCGAAGGATTCCTACTTGTTCGCTTTATATGCTTTCTGTAAAATGAATAAGATCCCTTTAACAACGTTACCGAAATTTGTCGGTGTTCGTGTCCAAAATGTGAAAACAATAGGAAATTAACCATGCTAACACCAGAAGAAAAGGCAATCCAGTTATTGTCTTCTATCGTCGATAAGAATCTTGTTAGTCAAGATATGATCAAGAAATTAGTAGAAAATTTACCTTCTATTAGCCAGATCATTTC